CCAGATCCTGATCGAAGTGCTTGCGAAGCTGGACAAACCCGGCGGCACGTATCCCACCCGCACCGAAGACGGAAAGACCCACATGGTGCCAGTGGGGATGGAGCACAAGGACTGGAAGACGGGCGAGACCGTGTGCCACGACCTGTTGAGCGGGCAGTACAACTGCGTTGTCTCGCAGGGTAAGACTTGGCAGAGCGCACGCGAAGAACAGCTGGACCGGGACACCGCCCTGGTGCAGGCCATGCCGGAGCTGATATTCGCGATCGGCCCGCAGATGTTCCGCAGCGACGACACGCCCGGCAGCGACGAGCGCGCCGACGCCCTCGAGCGCTATATCAACCTGAAATTCCCGGGACTGATCCCCGACAAAAACGCGCAGAACGGCCAGCTCGACCCGCAGAAGGTCCAGGCGCAGATCACCGGCCTGCAGACCGAGCTGCAGAAGGCGCATGCTTTCGCCCAGTCGCTCCACGAGCAGCTGCAGACGAAACAGCCCGAACTCGCGAACCAGGTCCGCCTGAAGGAGATGGAGCTCGCGTTCAAACGCGAGGAGCTCGCCGAGAAGTCCCGCGTCGAACTCGCGAAGCTCGGCAGCTCCGAGGATATCGCCCGCCTCGAGCAGGAAATCGAATCTCTCAAACACGAGGCCAGTATCGCCAGCGATGAGCGCATGCAGGCACAGGACCAGGCTCATCAGGTGAGCCAGCAACAGACACAGCAGGACTTCCAGGCCGACCAGGCCCAGCAGGCACAGCAGCAACAGCAGGAGCAACCAAATGGAAATTAAACTTGCCGGGTATCCGGACAATTTGAGCGCACAGCAGGTGACGATCCCGAATGGCGCCGCGGTCTCCGAGATGATCGCGACCCAGGGACGCGCCCTGATCGGCATCTTCACCGACGCCGCCGGATGGACGGACGCGGCCATCGGGTACAAGACCTGCTATACCGGCAACGCCAACGACCTCAAGACGGTTTACGACTCGGGCGGCAATTACCTGCAGACCAAGGTGTCGACCGATGCCGCGGCCGCCCAGGTCTTTATCGCCGTTCCGCAGTCGGACACGGTGTTCGCTCCGTTCCTGCAGCTCACGTCGCGTGCGGCCGGTACGGACAACGCCACCAACCAGGCCGCGGACCGCGTGCTCGTTCTTCTGTTCCGGAACTACCTGAACTAAGGCACTTCCATGAAACATCTACTTTTCATCGTCGGCGCGATCGCGCTGCTGACCGGTCCGGCCAGCGCCCAGTTCACCAACGCCAAGAAGATTCAGAATGTGCCCGTCTCGCCGGCGGCCCCAAGCAACGGGAACGGGCTTTTCTACAATTCCACGACTAAGCAGTATGAGCCCGGTTCGACTTCTGGCGGAAGTGGCACTGGTTCCTTTTCCTGCCCAGTTTCGGGTGCCAGCTTCGTTGCTTGCACGCACAACCTGAATACAGCAACGCCCTGGGTCACGTGCTTTGACAACTCGGGGAACATGCTCGGCGGAAGCGGAGCATCTACTGGAATCACCTCCGTCGTCGCTACTTCCGTCAATGCGGCGACGGTTACTTTTTCAGGGACCACTACCGCATCATGCTCCATTTCGAGCGGTGCGATGGGGCCACAGGGTGTCCAGGGCATCCAGGGCAACAATGGAGCCGGGTTTTCTTACGTCGGGCCATACGCTGGAAGGCCCGGCATCCCTGCCACGAATGACACGATGCTTTTCACCGGGGTGGCGACGACGGGCGTGTGCCCGCCCACGTCGACCGGCAGCAACTATGCGCAGTGCACCTGGAACGGGTCGGCATTCGTGACTTCTGCTGGCGTCAATACGGTCACCCCCGCGCCCCCGTATCTGATGATTTCTGGAGTCTCCTACGGCCCGTATTATCAGATGACCCCGCCGGGCGATATTTCTTCCTGGATTTGGGTCAATCAAGGAAGCGCTACGACGGACGGGTCCAACGGGTCGCTGACGATCAATGCGCCGGCCAATGCTTCCGGCAGCCAAAAGATTTTGGTGAAGTCGGCGCCGGCTACCCCTTACTCCGTGCTGGCGCGCATGAATGGAGGCACGCAGGATCAGGGAGGCAGTCCTACCGGTAGATGCGGCGTTCTATTTCGGGAATCGTCGACAGGCAAGGAAATCGTTTTTCCGCTTTCCTCCAGCTCATCGGGTACCCCAGTCTTTTCGGTCGACAAATACACGAATGCGACGACCTACGCCGGCTCATCGTACGTCACGGGCCAGACGGCTCCATTGATGACCTTCAACGGTTGGTTCAAGCTGCAGGACAACGGCTCGAACTTGACGTTCGCTTTTTGCTCCGACAATCTCAACAGCGCGCACTGCACCACATACACGACGCAGACGCGCACTGATTTTCTGGCTTCCGGGCCGGATCAGGCGGGTTTTTACTGCGATTCGCTCAACTCCACCTATGGCATGGGCGCAACCCTACTCGATTGGACCGTACAGTGAAAACTTTGCTCGCTGCGCTTTTTGTCGCGCTAAGTGCGGCGATCTGGGCGCAGGCCCCTCTCACCTTTTACCGTAATTTGCTCTTGTCGCCGGCTGACCCTACCGCAACGTGCTGCTGGGGTGCGGGAAGCGTTTCGCTGGCCTCGGGCATCACCGACCCCGCATCGGGCTCGACCGCAACGCAAGCCACGCTTACCGCTTCTGACGGTTCTCCATACATTCGGCAGCAAGTCGTGGTGCCAAGCAATTCTACTTTCGTTCTCCAAGTCACGGCTAAAAAAGTGTCGGGGAACTGGGTAATGCTCGCGCTATCGGATTACTCGAGCAACTCTTTTTCCGGCTGGTGCAATTTGGCCGCGGGCACAGTGGGCTCTACCTCCTCGCTGGGGCTTTTAGCGGCCACCTCTGTGGCCATCTCAAGTCTCGGAAATGGCTGGTATACTTGCACGCTGACCGGAACCACAGGCAGTTTTACCGGGCAGTTTGGCGGCCAGTATTTTTTTGACCTGCGACTCCCGAACGCGGATCTGTCCAGTTCCGGTACTTCCGGGCAAGTGGTTGATGTCTGGCATCCGCAAATATTTTTTGGGTCGACGGCTTACGCCTGGGGCAGCACTGTTCCCGCCAAGAAGTTTACGTATTTCGGCTTCGAGGGAGATCCAACGAACCGGTACCGCGCCGCTCAGTCCGACGATGGAATCACCTGGTCGGGCTACAACGGCGTTTGGTACCCTCCCTTTCAACGAAACGCGCCGCAAGTGTTCGTTCACAATAAAACGTATTACTTGCACATCGCAAACGCCTCAGACGGTGACCTCGACAACCACCTGTGGGAGATCGGCCAAGTGGCTTCGGACGGGACCGTAAGCACGATCGCGACTATCGACTGGGCGAGCAAAATAAGTGGCGTCGATAGCTGCTTCAGCGGAGGCCCGATCTTCGACGCAGGCGTTCAGTACATCATGATCCCCTGCTCCATAACCGACTGGCACCACAGCCTGGCGTACTTAACGCACATGGTCGGGGGAGATCCAACGCAATGGAGCGACCCGCAGCTGGTGACCACGGACCTCACGACGGGCTCCTACGATTTCAAGCCACGGAAAATCGGCGCCTACTATTACATGTGGTCATCCCGGGAGGGCGGAGCAGGCGGACTGGATCTTTCGAAAGCGTCTTCCCTGAGCGGCCCATATACTGCGGTTACTCCGAGTAGCATTCGGGCGTTTCCGTCTTTGAACATTGAAGGCCCTACTATGTTTTCGACAGGGCCGACGTCCTGGCGTCTGATTTTTGAGCAGCTACAGACAGCTTTGCCAGGGCACAAGTTGTGGTACAGCGACTGCAATATGCTTTATCCGGACGCTTGTATTTGGACTGCTCCGCAAGCTGTTGTGGAAGATCAACTGTACCGTCACGGCAGTATTATTGCGACTCCTGGATGGGCAATGTTTCCGATGCCGGGTGCCTTAGCGACTAACCGCTGAGAGATCACCTGGAGAACGACGGCCTCACGGCGGGCAATCAGTACACCGCGGAAGCAAACCACACAACAACAATGGCTGAAACCAACAGCACCACCACTACGCCCACAGAACCGTCTATGGCGGATCTGCGCGGCATGATCGCTTCGGAAGGCCAAACTTCCCAGGCGCAACAGACAACCTCCGAAACCGTCGAGCAACCGGGCGAAACCCAGGAGACGACGGACAACACCCAGCAGGCGACGACGGAAACCGCCGAAACGAAACCGGAAGCGACCACTCAGGAGAAAGAAGAAGAACTCCCCGAGAACGTCAAGAAACGCATCACGAAGGAAGTCGAGCGCACCACCAGCATCCAACGCAAGATCGATGAAGCTGTGAGCGCGCGCAAGTTTAAAGAGAAGGAGCTCGAGCAGCTCGGCGCCGCGGATACGGGATCGCAACCCGAAAAGAAACCAGCGCAAACCGCAGCGGCCCAGCAGCCGAAACGCCCGATCTTTGGAGAAGCCGGCCACGAGAAAGAAAACTGGGACCAGTTCGAAGCCCGCCAGGCGAAGTACGACGGAGACATTATCGAATTCGTCAAGCAGGACACCCTGCGGCAGTTCAACGAGAACCAGGCCCAGCAAACCCAGCAGCGAGCCCGCCAGGAGAAATGGGACGCGGCCGTCAAGGAGCACGGGAAGGAATTCCCGGCCCTTATGGAGACCGTGCAGGCTCATTCCGGCGAAGGCCTGCAGCTGGCGATTTCTCAGATGGAAGGCTGGAGCAAGGTGGCAGTTCACCTGGCCAAGAACCCCGCGCAGCTCGAGCAGCTCAACACCGAATTTGCGACCAATCCCTACGAGGTAATCGCCAAGCTCGGCAGAATTCGCGATGCCATTACGGTCGATCCGAAAACCAAGGCAACGACGGCCGCAGCAACAAAGCCCCTGCCCGAACCACTCGCCAAAGTCGGCGGCAACGCCAGCGTAGGCGGCATGGACCTGCAACAGACCCTCGAGAAGGGCAACTGGTCGCAGATCCGGGCGGCAGCGGCAAAGGTCCGCGGCAAATAGCCGGCACCAGCAGCACGCACCAGGCGCGCAAGATTCGCGCCAACCCCACGAGACGAAGAAACAATGTCCCAAAATATTACGCTTACCCCCAAGGTGTTCACGCGCCTGACCCTGATGGACTTGGGCGGATCGCTCAAGGTGGCTCGCAACATGAGCACCGCGATAACGCCCGAATTCGCTAAAAAAGAATACAAGATCGGCAATGACGTCGAAGTCCGCAAGCCCTACCGGTTCGCCGGCGGAGACGGAATCGACTGGGAGCCGGAAGGCCTCACCGACCAGGTGACCAAAGTGTCGGTCAACCAGGTCAGCAAGGTTCACTTCCAGATGGACTCCGTGGAGCGCACGCTGTCCCTGCGCGAGGCCATGAAGCTCTACACCCGCCCCGTTGCCCTTAGCATGGGAGCGAAGATCAACTCCCGCGCGGCCACGTTTGCGGCCAACAACGCCCTTTCGAGCGTCGGCACCCCCGGCACGGCCCCAACCTCCGAAGCCACCTATCTGGCGGCCGGAGACATCCTGGTCGAGCTCGGCCTGCCCGATGACGAAGAATTGACGCTGATCGTCAACCGGCGCATGTCCAGCGCGTTCGTCAGCGGCACCAAGGCGCTGTTGAACCCGACGGGGAAGATTTCCAGCCAGTGGAACAAAGGAGTGATGGTCGACTCCCTCGGCTACAAGGTCGAGCGGGATCAGACCATCAACACCCGCACGAACGGCACGTTCGTCGGCAGCATCGTCGTCAACGGCGCTAACCAGGTCGCGGACGGCGGCAACAATGCCACCATGACGCTGACGATCAGCGGATTGACCGGCACGCTGAAACAGGGAGACCGCTTCACCATCGGCTCGAGCACCAGCGCGACCGTGGGCGGCGTCAACTCCGTGCACCCGCAGACCCGCCAGAGCACCGGACGCCAGCAGACGTTCACCGTCCAGCAGGATTCCGCGGCCAACCCGACCACCATCGTGGTTTCCCCGGCAATCACCCCGAGCGGCCAGTATCAGAACGTGGATTCGAGCCCCGTGGACCAGGCCATCATCACCATGGTCGGCACCACCGGCCTGACGAACATCCAGCAGGGCCTGCTGGTTCACGAGAACGCCTTCGCATTTGTCAGCGTGCCGATGTGGAACCCGCCCGCCCGCGGCGTGATCGACGCCGAAGTGGAGACGGATCCGGAGACGGGCCTGTCCATCAATTACGTGCAGTATTTCGATGGAGACGGCCGCAGCGCGAAGCACCGCTTCGATTCGCTGTACGACTTCGGCAACCTCTACAAAGAGCTGGCCTGCGTCATTCAGGCCTAGCCAGAAAGCCGAGACGGGAAGCGGTCGACCGCTTCCCATTTCACACAAAGAGAGAACAACCCAGATGAACGTTAAACGCATTTGCATTTCCATCCTCGGCCTTCTGACCCTGGCCGCAAGCTCGCTTTTCGCGCAGCAGAACACCCTGGTCCAGACCTCGCTGTCTGCGGCCATCACCAGCAACCAGACCCAGTTTGCCGTGGCGAGCGCTACAGGCATCAACGCCCCGACCATCACCACCCCGGGCAGCGTGCTTTATGTTGTCGAGCTGGGCGAAACGCTCGGCGAGTCCATGCCGATTACCGGCCTGAGCAGCACCACCGTCACCGTCACCCGCACCCGCGGCAGAGCTCACGCCTCTGGCGCCATGGTCCTGGTGGCCACCGCTCCGAACTGGTTTTATAGTGTGGATCCGCTCGGCTCCTGCACTACGGCCAGCACGTACGTCACGCCCTACCTGAACGTCACCAACGGCCGGCAATGGCTATGCTCGACGGTGACGGGCACGTGGGTTCCCGGATTCGGCAACACCGCGGCGCCCGCCGGCGCCACCACAGCCGTCGCATCGGCGGCCGGCCTGGTGACCCCCAGCGGCCCGCTGTTTCACATCACCGGCACCAGCGCCATTACCGGCTTCAATATTCCGGTTGGCTACAACGGCGGCCGATTCTGTGTGATCCCGGATGCCATCTTCACCACTACGAACGCGAACAACATCGCCCTGGCCAGTACGGCAGTCGTCAGCAAGACGCTCTGCTACGAGTACGACGCCAAAGCGACCAAGCCGTTTTTCCCCAACTATTAGCCTGTTCCCTCCTAAGTAAGTAAACCTGGGGGCGGCCTCAACCCCCGCCCCGTTTTTCCATTCCCCACACAGCAGAAAGAGCTTTCCATGCCATTCAACTACCCCGCCACAGAACTGTGGACCCCCGCCGGCGATCGCAAGGTGGTGTTTTCGCTCGAGGAATACGAGCAGGCCCTGAAGGACGGCCACACCGAACAACAGCCGGCGAAGAAGAAGTCCAAGCCCGCAAAAGACTCCGAAGAAGCGAAGTAATCCATGCCCCTGCTCACCTGGAACGACATCGTCCAAAAGGCGTTTGAAGACGCCATGGTGATTCAGCCTGGGGAAGACATCAGCAGCACATCGTACTGGACCAATGGCCAGGACCTGCTGAATGGTCTGCTCTCGAGCTTGAGCACCGAAGGCCTCACCGCGTACCAGCAGGTCAGGCAGACGTTCAACCTGCAGGCCGGCATCGACGCCTATACCCTCGGCGTGGGCGGCAGCTTCAGCACCGCGAAGCGCGCGCAGCGCGTGACGAGCTGGCGAGCCAAATACGGCAATATCCTCTCGACTGGTGGCCGGGTTCTGTCCATGGAGGAATTCGGCGCCCAGGCGCGGCAGCCGCTCGGCGAGTCCGCCACGGTTCCGGCGATCGTCGGCGCGGATACGTCCTGGCCGCTAATCAACGTCCGGATCTCCCCGCCTCCGAACTCGTTAGCGGGCACGATCGAGCTCGGCTACTTTACGCCGATCGACCAGGTCTCTAACTTTGCAGCGGCGTTCAGCCTGCCCGACGGATGGCCGCACATGCTGCACCTGCAGCTGGCAGTCATCATATACGGCCGCTATCCGCGCGAAGGCGGCATGCCTCCGGAGCTCGCAGCCAACGCCCAGAACGCCAAGGCGGCACTGGTCGCACAGAACCAGAACGGAGCACCCTCAGCGCAATGAAACTCATAATCAGCCTGTTATTTGCATTTTCGGCGTTCGCGCAGAACTATCCCGGCGCGATTTATACGCCCCTCGTCGCGGGAAACAACGTCACCACCTCGCTAAAGAGCGCGATGGGGATCGCCGACAACATCGCCATCGTCAAGAGCTCGGCCGGCTGGACCGCCAATATGGTGGCCTACGTCTGCGACAGCACGACCTCCACCGTCGCCTGCACCGGCACCTTCGAAGCGATGCTGGTGACCAACGTGAACGGCCTGATTCTGACGGTCACCCGGGCCTATGGCGGGACCACAGCGTACGCGCATGCTGTGAACCTCACGTTCAGCAACGCGCCAGTCGCCACCTACATCAACGCGGTAAACACCGAAGTGCGAGCCATCGAGCAGGCCCTCGGCACGAACCTGTCCAACCTGCCGTTGCCCGCCGGGAACAACACATTCACCGGCAACAACACGTTCAGCGGCGGCAACACATTCACCGGCACCGATACCTTCAGCGGCAGTTTCGATGCTGCCTTGGCGCATACGCGCCTCTTCACCGGTTCGATCGCGACCATCACCGCGCGGAGCTGCGCAGTGGGCGAGACGGCATTCGCTACCGATGCAACGGCCGGTCAGAACTGGTATTACTGCACGGCCACTAACACCTGGACGGCTCAGACGGTGCCTCTGAACTTGCCCGCGGCCACGGCCCAACGGCAATTCCTGCGCGTGAAACCCAACACTGGAAACCTGACCACCTTTGAATTCGCCAACGACCCGAAGGCCTATGCTCCCGATTTCAACTATCCGGCTATCGCTCCAGGCGGAAGTCTCACGGGCGGCGGCGGCCCACAGACGATTACGCTTCCCTACGGGCCTCTTGGCGTCGTCACAAGCGGAACCTATGCCACGCCGGTCTATATCTCCGCAGGAACCGGAACGGCCGAGGCGCTCGTCCCCTCGGGCGGGACTTGCACATACGCCGGCTCTTCGGGCTCCTGCACGATCATCGTCTCGCCGGCGAACGGCCATTCCGGCGCATGGACGGTGAGCAGCGCGACGGCTGGCTTTGGCGAAGCGGCGCAATATAACCTCGGCACGAACGGCTCCAGCAATTGCGGAGTCGTAATGGGCAACCCCAACTCCGTCGCGACATTCCGGCGGCAATGGACGGTGCCGCAGTGCAACATCACGATCACCGGACAGTCCGCGTCGGCAGGCGGAATTCAAGC